TGGCTTGCGCAGGCTCACGTAGAGCGACCAATACCCGGCGTCTAGCTTGTGAAAGCATGATCCGCTTGCGTAGCCTACTGGCTTGCGCTTGGCTACTCGCTTGCGAATGATGACAGAGCGACCGAATACTTTTGTGCGTGTAACGTTTTCCATTGTATTACCCTCGTTTGGTTTAGGTTCCAAGTTAAGCCGGTTGGCTTACCAGTGAGCACCGTAGCAGATGCCCACCAGTAAAACAACAGCTAACCTACGATTAATTGGTAGTTATCGTCTAACAGTCCGTCTCGTCTGTCGAGTTCACGATATAGCTTATCTAGGTTTGCGTACTGAGATGGCAACATACTACGCCCTCTAGTACGCTTGTACCATTCCGCACGTTTCTCGTAAAACGATACTAATTTTTCTAAGCTTTCGTAAGATACTGCTCGAATGTCTGCTGGCATTGGTGACATGGTGTTACCCTCTTTGGTTTGTGTTGCGTTGGCTTACCAGTGAACCCAGAGTGTAACCCTAGGCTCACCAGTAATACAACCCTCCTTACCATTCTTTCATGTCAATTTTAAACTCTAGTTTATCAGAGACTTTTTTGTAGTGCTCGATATATTCGTTAGCCTCTTTCCACGCCTCTAAAGCCGTGTAGTGTTCATTGATGGGATAGCCTACAGCTATCCCCCAATCCCTATCCGCTAGTCTGTTGCGGATCATTACACATATATATGTTGTCATAATGTATACCCTCTATATAGTTAACGTTGATTACCTTGATATGGTTCCCATTGTACAGGTATCCCGTGAGTGTGCAAGCGTTTTCTGAATTATCTTTGTGTGAATATTACCAATGTATATTTGTTGACAGACTACCGTGATCTGTGTTACTCGCGTGTGCGCGTGTGTATAAAAGGTCGCTTGAATTTATCGCTTGACATTGCATTGTGTATATGCTTGCGTTTAGCCTGAGGGTCCTACATTGGTTCACACACTTTGTCAACGTGAATATTCACAGGTTACAGCACCCAATGTTGGCACAGGTTTTGCCCATGCAAGAATCGTGCCAGCTTTGGAAACTTCTCAGGTTGGCATGGGTTTTGCATTAGCAAGATGTGTGCCAATGTTGGGCCTGTGGATAACTTTTGTTGGCCTTGTGGATAACTCTACGACTGTGTGCAACCTGTGGATAACTTAGGTGGGCCTTAATTTTGACACGGGGGGAGGGATTGACTTATGTTATTATATAGTAGTTGCCACTCAAGTTTACTAAAGGCTAATTTTAGAAAAAACTACGTAAAAATAACATAATTTATACACTAGATAACCTTTTGTTTTACCTCGTGTTTATCAGGGGGCGGGACTACAGTGTAAATTAGTACAAAAAAGACTTGACTTTTAAATAAAAGTATGGTAAAATAATAAGCAGATACTAAGGTATATATAGTTACACAGATGCTGGGCTAAGTTTACAACTAAACAGTTCGTATAGATCCCTTCATCTGTACACCTTAGGTAAGGGACTCATGCGAACTGAAGTAAACACAAGGATAATGGATAATGTCTGAAGAGACACCCAAGAAAAGAGGCAGAGGTAGACCACGAAAGGGTGAAATTGTAGAAAAGACTGCAGGAACCCGTGGCAAAGTAGGCCGACCTAAGGGTGATGCTTCTATAATTAACGAGTACAAAGCTAGAATGTTAGCCTCACCTAAGTCAGCTAAAGTACTAGAGACTATATTTGAGGCTGCTTTAGACCACGACCACAAGAACCAAGCGGCAGCGTGGAAGCTAGTAATGGACAGAATACTCCCTGTCGGTGCGTTTGAAAAAGAGGTCACAAAAGATGGAAACAGAAGTGCAATACAGATTAACATCACTGGGGTTGGAGGTGCAACAGTTGCTGAAAGCTATTCAACAAGCGACACAATCGAAGGTGAACTTGTTGATTGACGATGCTGAAGAGCAATCTGCTGTGTTTTTTGAGTACCTCAGGACTAAAATAAGTTGAGATACTTTACAGTAAACGAGTTTAACTGTCAACACACTGGTGAAAACCGTATGGAAGCTGAGTTTATGGAGTTAGTAGACGAACTCAGGCATCAATGTGGTTTTCCTTTTGTGATTACTAGCGGTTACAGGTCCCCTCAGCACCCGATAGAAGCAAAAAAAGACAAACCGGGTACACACGCTCAAGGGATTGCGGCTGACATAAAAATAATAAACGCCGCAGACCGCTTCTCTCTTGTTTCTAGGGCATTAGACTTAGGTTTTACTGGTATTGGAGTAAGAGATACTTTTATTCACGTAGATACGAGGGGAACAACCCCGGTAATTTGGTTATACTAATATGATTACAGTTCTTGGCGCTGATTGGTGCCACGGTTGTGAATCTATATTAGAAAAATTAGAAGAACTAGATATAGATCACGAGTACGTTCGTATGCCTCCCGGTCCAACAGGGTGGGAAATGGTAGAGCGTATGACAGGGAGACGAGCAGTTCCTGTTGTTTTTTACAGGTTTAAAAACCCTAACGAGTTTATGCAATCTCTAAAAAGTATGGGGCTAATGTGACGTTGTTTTTTCTTACAACTCTTATGTTGTTGCCTCTTGTGACAGGAGCACTGACGTTTTACTTAAGCTGGAGAGCATGTGACTGACTTAAACGTACAGTTACTGCCGTGGCAGCAGGAAGTCTACTCTGATCCAACACGATTCAAGGTAGTTGCTGCCGGTAGACGGACTGGAAAGTCTAGACTAGCAGCATGGATGCTAATTATTAACGCTTTACAGGCCGACAAAGGCCATGTGTTTTACGTAGCGCCTACGCAGGGACAAGCCCGTGACATCATGTGGCAGACCCTCCTAGAGCTAGGACACCCTGTGATTGCAGGATCACATATTAATAATCTGCAGATCAGGCTGGTCAACGGGGCCACGATTAGTCTCAAGGGAGCCGATAGGCCAGAGACAATGCGTGGTGTGTCCTTGAAGTTTCTCGTGATGGATGAGTACGCAGACATGAAGCCTGACGTATGGGAGCAGATACTTCGTCCAGCACTAGCTGACCAAAAGGGATCAGCGATGTTTATAGGTACTCCTATGGGCAGAAATCATTTCTACGAACTGTACAAACTTGCGGAGCTAGGGGACGATGAAACTTACAAGGGGTGGCATTTTACGAGTTACGACAACCCTATACTCGACCCTGAAGAAATTGACACAGCAAAGAAGTCCATGTCGAGTTACGCTTTTCGACAAGAGTTTATGGCCTCATTTGAAGCTAGAGGCTCTGAAATGTTTAAAGAAGGCTGGGTTAGGTTTGGTGAAGCTCCAAAAGAAGGTGATTATTATATTGCCGTTGACTTGGCTGGCTTTGAAGACGTAAACAAGAAACGGACAAAGAATACTAAACTAGATGAAACCGCAATCGCTGTTGTTAAAGTTAATCCTGATGGTTGGTACGTTGATAACATTATACATGGGCGGTGGGAGCTTAACGAGACTGCCACCAAGATTTTTCAGGCCGTCAGAGACTACAGACCCGTCAGTGTTGGTATTGAAAGAGGTATTGCCAAACAAGCTGTAATGTCTCCTCTGACTGATCTAATGAAACGCTACGGGCAGTTCTTTAGAGTTGAGGAGTTGACCCACGGAAACCGAAAGAAAACTGACAGGGTTATGTGGGCGTTACAGGGCAGGTTTGAAAACGGGTACGTAAGTTTAAACAAAGGTGAGTGGAACAGTAGATTTTTAGATCAACTGTTTCAATTTCCAGATGTGCTAACACACGACGACTTAGTTGACGCCTTAGCGTACATAGATCAGTTAGCACAGGTCGCGTACGACTACGACTACGAAATAGACGACCACAAAATACTAGACGTAATAGCAGGATACTAACATGAGTTTGTTTTGGAAAGAGTTTACTAAAAATATAAACTCACACAAAGTTTGGCGACCTTTCAATACCTACGGAATATACGCAATCAGTGCTGTAGTGTTTTTTACACTTGGCTACAGCATTGCTGCAATTTAAGGAAAACAAAATGGCAGACGATATTTACAGCCCAGACCCTCTGATGATCCAAGAATCCTTAGAAGAGTGGGTAATGTCAAAATGTGAGGATTGGCGTGATTACTACGAATCAAATTACGAAGAAAGATTTGAAGAATACTATAGGTTATGGAGAGGTCAATGGGACTCTAATGACTCTCAGAGAGCGTCTGAACGTTCTCGAATTATCTCTCCTGCGCTTCAGCAGGCTGTAGAGTCTAACGTTGCAGAACTAGAAGAAGCTACGTTTGGACGTGGAAAGTTCTTTGATATTACTGACGATGTAAACGACCAAGAACGTCAGGACATTACTTACTTACGTAAAAAACTAACGGAAGACTTTGAAGCCTGTAAGATTCGTAAGGCTGTGGCAGAGTGCTTGATTAACTCAGCCGTGTTTGGTACTGGCGTTGGTGAGGTTGTTCTCGAAGAAATAAAAGAAATGGCCCCGGCTACTCAGCCTATTATGGACGGTCAGCTGACTGCTGTAGGTGTTAACGTTAAAGACCGTGTAGTAGTAAAACTTAAGCCGGTGTTGCCGCAAAACTTCCTAATAGACCCTGTGGCTACTTCTGTAGAAGAGGCTTACGGCGTGGCTATTGACGAGTTTGTGTCAAAGCACTCTGTAGAACTGCTACAAGAGCAGGGCGTGTACCGTGAAGGCTTTGTTGAATCCGCTGCTGCTGACACAGACCTAGAGCCAGACCAAGATTTAACGATATACAACGACGACAAAGTACGCTTGACAAAGTACTACGGGCTCGTGCCTCGTGAGTTGTTGGAGGCTGAAGACGTTGAGGTTGACGGAGACTCTATGTACGTCGAAGCAATCGTGGTTATTGCCAACGGTGGTACGTTACTCAAGGCTGAAGCTAATCCGTACATGATGAAAGACCGTCCAGTAGTTGCGTTCCCTTGGGATGTGGTTCCCGGCAGATTTTGGGGTCGTGGCGTTTGTGAAAAAGGCTATAACAGCCAAAAGGCGCTCGACACAGAGCTACGTGCTCGTATTGATGCCTTAAGTCTCACTATTCACCCAATGATTGCTGTGGACGCTACACGGCTTCCTAGAGGGGCTAAACCAGAAGTACGTCCGGGTAAAATGATCCTAACTAACGGAGATCCTCGTGAAGTACTACAGCCGTTTAATTTTGGACAAGTTGGACAAATCACCTTTGCACAAGCCCAAGCCCTACAAAATATGGTTCAGCAGGCTACAGGAGCGGTTGATTCAGCAGGAATTTCTGGAAGTGTTAGTGGTGAAGCTACTGCCGCTGGTATTTCTATGTCTCTTGGTGCTGTTATTAAACGTCACAAGCGTACTCTAATTAACTTCCAGCAGTCTTTTCTTCTGCCTTTTGTAACTAAAGCCGCACACAGATATATGCAGTTTGACCCCGAAAACTATCCTGTAGCTGACTACAAGTTTACGGCTACAAGCACTCTAGGCATTATTGCGCGTGAGTACGAGGTAACTCAGTTGGTGCAGCTTTTGCAGACAATGAAACAAGATAGTCCTCTGTACCCTGTGTTAATTCAAAGCATTATTGACAACATGAACCTGTCTAACCGTGAAGAGCTTATTGCGGCACTATCTCAGGCCGGTCAGCCCAATCCTGAAGCGCAACAGATGGCTATGCAGACACAACAGGCTCAAATTGGTTTCCAGCAGAGTCAGACAGCAGCCCTCAACGGACAAGCAGTAGAATCTCAAGCTAGAGCACAAAAGTTGACGGTAGAAACTCAGCTTATGCCACAAGAACTGGAGATTGACCGTATAGAAGCTATTACCCGTAACTTAAAAGAAGGTGACGCAGAAGACAAAGAGTTTGAGCGCAGGTTAAAAGTAGCCGATACATTGCTTAAAGAAAAAGAATTAGAAGTTAAAAGCCAACCTAAAATAGCACCGCCAGATAATAGTGCTGAAAAAGAACTTGAGCAAAAGCTCCTTAATCAGTTAGTAGGATAAGTTATGTCTGAGTTAGTTGTTGCAGCCGCCCTTGCAAAAATAGCCACAGAACTTGGCGATATTAAAGGCGATCAAGGCCCTACCGGCGAAAAAGGCCCGAAGGGTGATAAAGGTGAAAAAGGAGCTACCGGTCCTGCTGGCCCCAAAGGTAATGCTGGCCCTCAAGGCCCTGAAGGAAAAAAGGGTGACGCTGGCAAAAAAGGCGACCAAGGCGCTGGTGTTTCAAAAATAGAAAGCGACAACATCGACGGCAGTTTGACGTTTAAAATGTCTGACGGTAGCGCTCAAACAGTAGCGTTACCAGCAGTAAAAGTTGAAGGCAAGGGCAAAAACAAAGGTAGTTTTGTTCTGCACCGTGGTGCTACGAGAATTAATGATCTTACGGATGTAAACGTCACCGATAGTCCGCCGTCAAATGGTCAGGCACTTGTATGGAATGCTTCAAATAATCGCTTTCAACCCGGTACAGTTTCGGGTGGTGGCGGTGGCGGGATTACTCTGTCAGCAATTGGCGAAAGCATTATTCCAGCTACCAACGAAGCCTACGATTTGGGATCGTCTAGCAAAAAGTTCCGCGACCTCTACCTTAGCGGGTCATCTATTACTTTAGGCTCTAAGACTATTACCTCAGATAGTGGCGGAGTCATTGTTGATTCTTTAAAGATTGGCTCTGGATCAGATCAGGTTACCTTAACCGCAAGCAGTGGGAGCCTTTTGACTGGTGGAAGTGACGCTTATTTAACATCCGTAGCATTTTCTGACATTAATGCTGGTGCGGTTTTGCTGTCATCAGAAACCTTTGCAGACTCAGATTCTCAATTAATGACTGCTGCCGCTATTGATGATCGTATTAACGGCAAAGGATACATAACTGCTAACCAGACAATTACATTAAGTGGTGATGTTTCAGGATCAGGAACAACTAGCATTGCCGTTACAATCGCTGATGACTCGCATAACCATGTTATTTCTAACGTAGATGGTCTTCAGGCAGCATTAGATGCAAAACTTGCAAATCTTTCTGAAGACACTAGCCCGCAGCTAGGCGGCAACCTGGATTTAAACGGTAGCGACATAGTTACTACTAGCAACGCTGATATTGACCTAGACCCTAACGGTTCTGGCGTAGCGGTATTTAAAGGTAATGCTACTCGTGGCGCTGGTCAGTTTAAGCTGAACTGCGAGCAAAATAGCCACGCAATTACTATTAAAGGCCCACCCCACAGTGCGGCTGCGTCTTATACTCTTACGCTTCCTAATGATGATGGCAGTGCCAACCAGGTACTTAAAACTGATGGCTCTGGAAACCTAAGCTGGGTTGCTCAAAGCAGCGGCGGTATATCGGATGTGGTGAGTGATACAAGTCCGCAGCTAGGTGGTGACTTAGATGTAAACGGCAACAGCATCGTTAGTGCCAGTAACGGCAACATTGCAGTGACTCCAAATGGTTCGGGCAAGGTAGTGCTAGATGGTTTAAGTTGGCCTACGTCAGATGGCTCGGCCGATCAGG